GTATTCTGATCGGTTCCAATGCGGTATCACTCCACATTGCGCCGGGAAATCAGTTCACGGCAGACCGTGTGCTGAACAGCCCGTATCAGCCCAACACCGCTGATAACAATATCAACTCCATCAATAACCAAGGGATGATTCCCAACGGTTACTTTGTGAACAAGCGTTTCCAAGATGCGGATGCGTTCTTCATCAAGACTGACGTTCCCAACGGAACGAAGATGTTTGTAAGAGCGCCGCTTGCCACGAAGATGGAACCTGACTTTGACACGGGCAACCTCCGTTTCAAGGCCAGAGAGCGTTACAGCTTCGGCTTCTCGGACTGGAGAGGATTCTTCGGTTCGCAGGGTGCCTAAAGCATTCTAAGGTGGAGGGGCTGTAAAAGGCTCCTCCACTATTTCTTTAACATAGTTGAATGGCACTTCGGGTGCTGGTCTAGGAAAGGACTGTTCAATATGCCTACACATTTCCCAAATGGAATTTCTAATAGAACAAAGGGTCATCCCCTTTTTAATTACCCATATTTAGACCCTTCAAAGTACTACACGTACTTCGATGATTTCTTTGAGTACCACTCTGGTATCTACACCATCACCACCACTGAAGCTGGTTCTGGTAACGCCTCAGAGGAAATTACTGCTGGTGCAGGTGGTCAACTCCTAATCACCAACGATAATGCAGACAATGATCTGGACTTCTTTCAGCTGAAAGGTGAAGCTTTTAGGTTTGACTCCACAAAGAGAATGTTCTTCTCTTCTAGATTTAAGGTCAATGACGCAACTCAATCGGACCTTGTCATGGGTCTTCAGATCACTGATACGACTTCTCTTGATGTTACGGATGGTATCTTCTTCATCAAAGGTGACGCTGATACACAGCCTGACTTTATCATTGAGAAAGATAACAGTTCTACTTTGAGCGTTCTAGAGATGAATGCAATGGAAGATGACACGTTTGTCACGCTTTCGTTTGAGTATGATCCGCTGGACGTTGCTACGGGTGGTGCTGTGTTCCGCGCTTATCAAGATGACGTACAAGTTGGTGAGATCACTGGCACAACCAATGCTCCTGATGATGAAGACCTGACGATCTCGTTTGGTATTCAGAATGGTGAAGCAGCTGCTAAGACCTTGACCATTGACTTCATTCTTGTAGCGGTGGAAAGATAAGCCACTACCTTGGAAAGCTATAAGCATTGATCTATAATAGGGGAAGTATCTTACATAGGTCTTCCCCTATTTTTTTAGGAGATAATTGAATGAGTACTACCCTTAGAATAGCGCAGGTAGAGAGTGGTGGAGGAGGTAACGGTCTCTTTGTAGATACTATTACAAGCACCACCATATCTGATACTAGAATTAGACTATACACCTACGCTGTCACCGCTGCCTCTGAACTGGTAATTGGAGACAGTGCAGGACCTGTTATCAAACAACCAGTTCTTGCAGCTAACACAGGTGACAACGTGTACATTGGAGATGATGGTGTCAGATGTAATGGTAATGTATCTCTGGCGGGTGCAAGCAACGCTGGTAAAGTATACATTTACTATGGCTAACGCTGATGAACTATATCACACTTGTCAGTGCAGTAATAGCAGCTTCGGAGAATGATGGACCTGAGTTTGTAGGTGCTCTGCCTGATATGGTACAGAGAGCACAGGACCGTATGATGAATGATCTAGATGATCAGGGTCTTGTATCTTACTCCAGTGTAGCAGTCTCTGCTGGTACAGCTGAAGTCTCTGTACCCTCTGGTGGAGAGATTATCAAGACCTTTGCCATAGAGGCAGGTGGAGCCAAGACACAGCTTAAAATTAGGCCCTATGAATATCTTATAGATTACTGGCCTGTCTCTGCATCCACTGGCACACCTAGATACTATGGGTTTAAAACCAATACACAGATTCGTGTGGCACCTACACCCTCTGCCACCATAGACTCTGAGATTGGGTTTATTGCAGAGATTTCTGCTATCACAAGTGATAACCCAACTAATTACTTTACAGACAATTGTGAAAATGCACTCTTCTTTGCTACAATGATAGAAGCTTCTATGTTTATGAAAAGCTTTAACACTGTTCAGTTTTTTCAACAAGAGTATACCAGTGAGGTAGATAGGCTGAGAAACAGGGCAAGAAGAAGCAGACAAGATGATATGCAACCTAACACAAGCCCAGCAGGTGGGCCTAATACACTTGTAGCAGGGAGTAATTAATTATGGCAAAAAGAAAAAGAGGAAGTTCTAGTCCACTTTCTATGACAGCAGCAGCTGCACCAAAACAAGACCCTTATAAATATACTAGAGATGGTAAGAAACAAAAGGTAAAAGGTCAGGCAAATGTTCCTACTGCTAGACAAAAACAAGGAGCAATAGAACTAGCTAGTTCAGTGGTAGGAGGTCCTGTTGTTGGTAAACTTTTAGGTAAAGCTGCTGGAAAACTTGCTGGAAGAGCAGCAGGTAAAGGTAAGACACCTAACAAGATAAAAGGTACTGCTACGGCTCCTACCTCTGCGCCTAAACCTAAAAATACAGGTGTAGGTCAACAACAACCTAGAACACCTAAACCTAAACCTGAAACACCTAAGAAACCTACTAGTGGTAAATCTACACCTAAAAGAGTTGTAGACATTGTAAAAACTGCAGCAGGTAGAGGCACACCGGGATACCGCACTAATGTAGCTCAAACAGTTAGTAAACCAGAGGCTAAATTAGGTTTTCTAGGTAAAGCAGGTCAGAGAAGGGACGTTAGTAAAAAAGATCAACAGATAGCTAAAAATATACGCACAGGTGCAAAAGTAGGAACAGGTGCGGGTATAGGTGTTGCAGGTACAAAACTATATGATTCTATAGACCCAATGCCTAATAATAAAAAAACAGATACCACTACACCTAAGAAAAATAAAGAACCTACTGTTGATAAAATGAGTGGCTATCAATTAGCAGATGATACTGATATAAGGTCTCCGCGCAAAGCTGCTCCTAAACCTGCCTCTAAGCCTGCACCTGAAAAAGATGATGGGTACAGATACTATGGTAAAAAAGGCACTGGCCTAGGAGACTTTTCTAGAAAGTTTGAATTTAAATATGCAACTCCAGAGCAGTTTGAAAAAGACTTTGGTATGGATGATGGAGAGAAGACAGGTGGTAGACCGGGCAAAGGTAAGATGAAGACCCAAGGACTCAACCGTTCCAAGCGCACAGGTTTCTCTGGTAGAGGAGCAGGCGCAGCACTGAGAGGATTTTAATTATGGCTAATTTTTCTACTAAACCAAGAGGTTATGTTAAAACAGGTAAGGTAAGTGATAAACATAATCTTGGAAGAATGCCTAAAGAAAAAGTAGGTAATCGTATTACAGGAGTTAATAAGTTTGCCAGAGCATCTCGTAAATTACAAGAGGATGATACTACTGATGCTCCATTTTTGCCTGATCCACGCGGTAAAGGTATGATCTATAATCAAAAACCTCAACATAGACTCCCCGGAGAACAATCTTTTAAAGAATCTACTTTAAAAGCAGATTTATTAGGAGAAACAGATAAGAAAAAAAGAGCTTATATGATGGAGGATGAGCGTAGAGACAGTGTAAAAAGAGCAGGCGATGCTAATAGAAAAAGAAGACTAAAGAAACAAAAAGGACTAAAAGAAGGTGGCATGGTAGGCAGAGCCACGGGACAAGGTTACGGCGCTGCAAGAAAAGGTCCTAATCTTGTCTGAGGATCAAAAAGAAGTAGTGTGTTCTAATCCCTCTTGTGAATGCACAGGCTGTGAAAACTGTTCCTGTTCTACAGAAGAAGGAGGGTGTACCTGTAAACAACCAGATACAGAATAGAAAGGATATAAATGGTGGAAGACTTTAATGTATTTCAAGCAGTTTCAGATTACGGTCTTGCTATAGTTGCCACCATAGGTGCAGGTGCAGCAGCTTGGAAACTTCTCCATTTTATGTTAAGAGATGTTGCTTCAGCACTCAAGAATCAAGATGAAATTATTATTGCTTTGATAGACAAAAGCAACAGAGTAGAAACTTTGGTACAGAGGATGGACTCTAAGCTAGACACAGTTCTACGACAAAGATCAGAGCCTCTTCTAAAGAACGAAAAAGAAAGGTACAGGTCCTAATGGCTTTTGAAAAATATGACCTCACTGTAAAACCTTTCGGAGCAAAGAAGGTTAAGGTAACGCAGGAGCTACCCTCTGGTAGAAGGATTCCGTATATGAAGTCTAAGCCTTTACAAGCAGGGGGCAAGGTAGGAGTTTCTCCTGATAAACCTGCATGGATGAGGAACAGGTAAAGTGAAACAAAAAGATTATAAAAAAGAAATACAAGCTTATGTAGATATGATTAGAAAAGATAATCCTAATCTTACTAAAAAAGAGGTTAATGCTAAAGCTAGAGACATCTATA